ATGGCAGACGAAACCAACCGCAACGAAACCCAGCAGCAGGATCTCGGCGAGCTGCTGCGTATCCGCCGTGAGAAGCTCAAGGCCCTGCAGGATGAGGGCCGCGACCCCTTCCAGATCACGAAATTTGATGTGACGCACCATACGCAGGACATCAAGGACAACTTCGACGCCATGGAGGGCAGCGCGGTGTCCGTGGCCGGCCGCCTTATGAGCAAGCGCGGCATGGGCAAGGTGTCCTTCTGCGACTTGCAGGATAAAACGGGCCGCATCCAGATCTACGCCCGCAAGGACGAGATGGATGAGGTCACCTATGACCGCTTCAAGAAATACGACATCGGCGACATCGTGGGTGTCAAGGGCGAGGTGTTCCGCACCCAGCGGGGCGAAATGTCCGTCCGCGCCCGGGAGATCACGCTGCTGAGCAAGTCTCTGCGTCCTCTGCCGGAGAAGTTCCACGGTCTGACCGACAAGGAGATCCGCTATCGCCAGCGGTATGTGGATCTCATCATGAACCCGGAGAGCAAGCGGAACTTTGAGATCCGCAGCCGGTTCGTGGCGTACCTGCGCCGCTATCTGGACGATCTGGGCTTCATGGAGGTGGAGACCCCCGTCCTCAGCCCCATCGCAGGCGGCGCCAACGCCCGCCCCTTCATCACCCACCACAACGCGCAGGACATCGATATGTATATGCGCATCGCCACGGAGCTGCACCTGAAGCGTCTGATCGTAGGCGGCATGGAGCGGGTGTACGAGGTGGGCCGCATCTTCCGCAACGAGGGCATGGACACCAAGCATAACCCGGAATTCACCACCTGCGAGCTGTATCAGGCCTTCACCAACCTGGACGGCATGATGGACATTCTGGAGGGCATCCTCTCCGGCGCCGCCAAGGAAATTCTGGGTACCTACCATGTCCAGTGGCTGGGTCACGAGATCGACCTGACCCCCAGCTGGCAGCGCGTGACCATGGCGGACGCCGTGAAGAACGTCACCGGCGCCGACTTCATGGCCTGTGTCGGCGACGCCGACAAGGGCGTGGAGCTTGCCAAGAGCGTGGGCGTGGATATGGACGGCGTGGCGCATACTTGGGGCAACGCCCTGTACGAGACGTTTGACCAGAAGGTGGAGGAGACGTTGATCCAGCCCACCTTCATCACCATGTACCCCGTGGAGGTCAGCCCGTTGGCCAAGCGCAGCCCCGAGCAGCCCGCCCTCACCGAGCGGTATGAGATGTTCATCTGCGGCTGTGAGATGGGCAACGCCTTCAGCGAGCTGAACGACCCCATCGACCAGTACGAGCGCTTCAAGGCCCAGGCGGAGAAGCGTGCCAACGGCGACGAGGAGGCCGACATGATGGACGAGGACTTCGTCATGGCGCTGGAGTACGGTATGCCGCCCACCGGCGGTCTGGGCTTCGGCATCGACCGGTGCAGCATGATGCTGTGCGGCACGGATTCCATCCGCGACGTCATCCTGTTCCCGACAATGAAGCCGCTTGACTCCGACAAGAAGGTTTCCAAGGAAGTTTCGGCTCCTGCGGAGGCTGCTCAGGCGGCTCCGGTTGTGGAGGAAAAAATCGATTTTTCCAATGTTCAGATCGAGCCTCTGTTCAAGGATTTCGTGGATTTTGACACCTTCGCCAAGAGCGATTTCCGTGCCGTGAAGGTCAAGGAATGCGAAGCCGTGAAGAAGTCCAAAAAGCTCTTGAAGTTCGTTTTGGACGACGGAACCGGCGTAGATCGGGTCATTTTGAGCGGAATTCACGAGTATTATGAGCCGGAGGAGCTGGTTGGCAAGACCTGCATCGCCATTACGAACCTGCCGCCCCGCCCGATGATGGGCATTGACTCTTGCGGTATGCTCATCTCCGCCGTGCATCACGAAAACGGCGAGGAAAAGCTGCACCTGCTGATGGTCGATCCTCACATTCCGGCAGGCGCAAAGCTGTACTAAACACCCCGAAAATGGGGCAGCCGGTGTAAAAGAAAAGCTGCAAATGAAGGAGGCAGTCCCTCGTGGGACTGCCTCCTTTTGTTGTCGGATACCGAGTTTTTCCGGCAAATGTCAATAGGAAAGTGTAACAAAACGAAAAAATATTTTTAGACGGTCTGCAAATAGCCCTCAAACAGCTGCCCGGCAGAGGCCCAGCCCAGCAGTTGGCGGGGGTATCTGTTCAGCCAGCTTTCCACCGCCTCCACGTCTTTTTGGGTGACCTTATCAAAGTTTGTCCCCTTGGGGAACTTCCGCCGGATCATCTGGTTTTGTTTTTCGTTGCTTCCTCGCTCACTACTGCAGTATGGGTGACAGTAATATGTCCGGGTGCGCTTGCTCTCACAGCGTTTATATACGGACCGTTCGATCCCGATATAGTCCGCAAACTCGCTTCCGTTGTCCATGGTAATGGATTGAAATACCTGCGGGAAGCGGGCGCCCCATTTCCGTTCCATGGTGTCCAGCGCACGGACGACGCTGGCCGCGGATTTATCGCGGATCAGGCGGATCACCTCCATGCGGGTGACGCGCTCGGTCAGCACCAGGAGGCACTTATACCCGCCCTTGCAGGAAACCACCAGATCCATTTCCCAGTGGCCGAACTCCTGGCGCCCGTCGATCTCCGGCGGGCGCTTTTCTATGCTCTCACCCTTGGGCTGCTGTTTCGCCCGCTGGACGTGCTTGGTTTTCTTCTTCCGCCGGGAACCCTTGAACGGCAGCGCCTTATTGGTCAGGCGGAGAAAAACGCCCTTGTCGATATAGGCATAAAGTGTTTGGCGGCAGATCCGCGTTTCAAAGCTGCCGTACTTTTCCGGGTGGTTCTCAATCTCATGCAGGGCTGCCTCCGGGCTGTAATTGTCGTCAGCAATCAGCGCCTCCAGTATTTCGGCATACCGGCGATCACTTCCAATTTTCAGGGGGCCGCCCTTGGCCGCCATGTTGGCCCGGTAGCGGGCTTGTGACCGCTCCGGTATGTACTCGGTCACTTCGATATAATCCGCGTTCATGTAGGTGTATGTCCCGCGTTTGATCTCGCGGCAGACGGTGGCGGCGCTGACGTGCAGGGCCGCGCCGATCTCGCGCATGGTGGCGCCCTCTTTTCTCATTCTGGCGATCTTGTTCCGGTCAAACTCCGTCAGGTGCTTATATCCTTTCATGCCCGTGCCCTCACTTTCAAAAAAATATGGACGGCGCGGTGCATACAGCACTCCACGCCGTCCTATTCTTTGCCCAGCAGCCAGTCCACGGAAACCTCCAGAACGTCCGCGATCACCACCACCTCAAAGTCAGCCACAAACCTGCCGCCGTTTTCGATCCTGCTTATCACGTCCCGCTCCACAATGACACCAGCCAGTTGCAGACGCCGGCAGAGATCAGACTGTGACAGCCGCGCCCGCAGGCGGGCCTCCCGGATCCGGTCACCGCATATATTTCTTTTCCCGTGGAAATCATACGCTTTCATGGGCAGCCCTCCAGGCGCGTGGTAATGTTCAGCAGTTTTCTTGATATTAACACATAGGTTTCCACGAACCCGTGTTAATAATCAGCACCGAAAAATATTGAACACTCTGGAGGGCAAACGCCGAAACGCCCCCGGCGCTGTGTGCGTCGGGGGCTTATGCTTTTTATTCTCCCAGGATCTCCGCCGCCAGGCTGTCCATAGCCTTTTCCATGAACTCGTTAAGGCTGAACCCAGCAGCTTCCGCCGCTTTCTGGTATCTCTCTTTTTTCCCTTTCTTCACAAATGGGTAAAGACGCTCATAATTCGCGGCGTTATACTTGTTCTTTGCCTTGGTCGCCGCCGTCCCTGTTTTCTTTTCCATGGGATCGCCTCCTTTTTCTGTATTGTATCAGATTATTTCAACTTACGCAAGTATATAATATATACAAACTCACGCAAGTATATTTGTGCAGTATTCCGTCTTGCTTTTTGTCTTACGCAAGTATATAATAATAATCAGAAAGGGGGTGGTTGATATGGCAAAGAAAAAACGCCGTCGGCGTAGACCGACGGCGCAGGCCAGAAAACAGTTAGCAGCTGACATTCTGGCAGGCACAATCTCCGGCCTTATCGTTCTGGCGGTTCAAAAACTGCTGAACTGGTAAAGGCCAGGGGTGCGGAGGCCCGAACCTCCGCACCCCAAATATAAAAGAAATCCATCAAAATGTCAATAGGGAGGGTTTACCATGAAATACTTGATCCTGCTGGCCGTGTTTGTGGCGGTTTTTGTCCCGCTCCGACGGCTGTTCCGTAAACTATTCAACGGGAGGAAATGAGAATGGAAAAGCAAGCGAAAGTTTCCCCGGCGGTTACGCTGGAGGCGGTCACGGTCCCGCTGGCTGACGGGCGGCGCGGTGTGGTGTTAGTCCTCACCGATGAATACAGCAGAAAAACAGTCATGCGGGCCATGCCTGCCAGCAGGTGACCCGCAGAAGAACCCCGACGCCAGGGCGGCGCCGGGGTTCCTTTTTTATTCTGCTGCGGTGGCCTCCGCCGCGTCCGCCGGTTCCTCCAATGCGGGCGGCGTGGTTCCGCCGGTCTGCTCCGGCGTCCCGCTCGTTTTGTTCAAAACCAGCTTGGACAGCTTGGAAAAAACGTCTTTCGCATACAGCACATAGGCCGTCACCATGGCCAGGTTGGCGGCTGTTGCCACGTTGACCGTTTCGCCGTCAATGTCGATTGCCACAATATCGGGGTTCAGGCGTCCCGCTACATAGAAAGCGACGAAACAGGCGGCAATAATGATCCCCTTAATGACGCCGTTCCGGCATTTGATACGGTCGAAAGTCCCGTCAAAAAGGGCGTTCAGGCTGCCCAGCACGACGTTGACAGCCACCAGAAGAACCAGGCCAATGGCCAGGCGGATAATAGTCTGTTCCATTTTTACCTCTCATTCCTGCCCGGTGCTGTCCTGGCCATTTTCGTGGCACCGCGGAAATGGGCAGCTTTCGCATTGGCTCCGATCACAGGGGATCGAACCGTCCCAGCGTACCAGGGCCACCAGCCAGGTGACCACAGCGGCCAGGGAAAGCGCCCAGGCCAGCGCCTTGATAATAACCATTCCAGCACCTCCGGCAAAATTATTTGTTGATGGTGATAACCTGGCCCACATGGATCAGGTTCGGATTTTTGATCCCGTTGTCTGCTGCCAGCTTTGCCACGGTGGTGCCGTACTTCGCGGCGATACGGGAAAGGGTGTCCCCGGCCACAACGGTGTACTTGGCGGCTCCGCCGGGCAGGCGGAGGACCTGGCCCACACGGATCAGGTTCTGGTTTTTAATGCCGTTGATCTCCACCAGTTTGGCCACGGTGGTGCCGTACTTCGCGGCGATACGGGAAAGGGTGTCGCCGCTCTTTACGGTGTATGTACCCGCCGCCTGGGTCGTCGGTTTCGTTGGCTTGTCCGCCGTCCCGCCGGACGTACCGCCCAGTTTCCGGGCGATCATGTCAAAGTCCGGGGTAATGAAACCGCGGATATACCGCCCGTTCACTTTCATGGTGCGCTTGCCCACCTTGCCGCCGTTCATGTTTCCCTCTGTGATCACAAAGGTGCCGCCGCCCACCTTGGTGACAATGCCAATGTGATCCGGTGCGCCGGTGTTGTCGGTGGTGGCGTAGTTGGCCCCGTCCTGCCAGTCGTACACGCAGGCGTCGCCCACCTTGGGGGTGTATGCGTCGTTCTCCGTCCAGATCCCTTTTTTCTTGGCGATCTCGACGTACTTTCCCACGCCGCACTCCGTCCCGGTGTACTCCGCGATCCCTGCCTTGATGTACGCCGCGGAGGTCGTGGTGGCACAATATGCGTCATTTACCTGCACGGGGTAGCCTCTGGCCAGGGGCTTGTGGTTGTTGTAGATGTTCAGGATCTCCAGGTGCTTGGTGCTGCCCCTGGTCGCTCCGTCCCATGCGTTGATAATGTCCGCCACCTTTCGGCGCAGTTCGTTTCCGGTCATGTTTATACCTCCTCACAGGCCCGCGTCCGGTGGTTCGCCGGTGCCCGCGGGCGGTTCCTCCGGGGGCGGCTGGGTGCCGCTCCCGCTCGTTCCGGCGGCGTCCGCTGCCTTGTCCTTGTTGGTCTTGATCCAGCCCATGACGCCGTTTTCCAGGCCGCACACGCCGAACACGCAGCCGGTCAGCGTGGCAGGCTCGGATCCGGTATGCCAGAAAACCACCAGATCGGCCACCGTGTACGCCACCAGGAAAACCGCTTCCAGAACCAGGATCCTGTCCATTGTTCCCATTTTCTTTTTAGGCGGCTTCCGTTCCTGCCGCAGCGTCCGCAGACGCTTCCGCAGGTGCTTATACGCCAGCCGGGCCACGAAATAACCCAGGAGGGCACCGACAGCCCACGCCGCCGCGGCCACAATAAAGATTTTCACGGCTTCCTCCCATTACAAAAAATCGTCCGTTTCCACGCACTTGCGGTAAACGTCCAGGATCCGCTCCGTGGTCACTTTGGTTTTGTTGTTCTTGAAATCCTTGTGATCCTTGCAATAGATTTCGTAGGCGTCAATATCGGCCAGGATCTGCTCAAAATGTTCCTGACTGTGCCGGGTGCCGTGTTTTACTTCGTCCCCGAACCGCAGGATCCGGTAACGGCAGTTTATGGCCTCCTGCTCTCCGTCCGCTTTCCTCATGGCCTGCACCTCGGTTTCCAGCCTGTCCACCTTGGCGATCACTTCGCTGTTGATCTTCCGCCCCAGCCAGGCCAGAAACTTGGAAACCGGGTTGATCTTCACCGGGGTAATTTCGATAAACACGGACACCAGCGCCACCACGGTGACACCGCCAGTCAGCGCCTGGCCTACGCTCACGGTGGACAGCGTTTCAATTAGTTTTTGCACGGATCCACCTCCCCCATGGCGGTATCGTAGTCCCGCCGAACCGCCGCCATTTCCTCCTCATACCGGAGGGCGTCGCGCTGTCCCAGCTGCACCACCATGGCCTTAGTGATTTCGTTCTGGCGGTCAATGATCTGGCAGAGGTCCGCCACCAGCTTCATATAATCCATGGCAGCGTCACCTCCTCGCACCGATCAGCCCGGCGACGTGTTCCAGGTCTGCCATGTCCGCCTCAAAAAAGGCGTGTCCCCACAGCCAATAATCCGCATGATCCGGGTGGCGTAATTTCTGCGCCTCCGGGTCGCTCCACAGGAGATCCCAGCGCATTTGATGGCCGGCGTCTTTCCGCTCCAGCTTGGCCGTGATGGCGCCGATCAGGGCGCCGCGGGCTTTCCCGTTTCCGTCGTCATTTCGTGCAAAATAGCGGTGTGCGCTCTCGCTGGTGACCGCGCACAATGGGCGGCCATTATGTACCAGAAAGCCGTCCACAGCGTCCACAGGCGTACCATACCGGAGGTTTACGGGGCCGTTGATACTCACAAACCGCGCTCTTTTTCTTACGATGTAGGCAGTTCCCATTCTTTAGGTCACCGCCTCCCACTGCCACAGGCCAGCGGTTCCGGGTGCCCATACGCACGGTTTCATGTCGGCTTTGCACAGATACACGACGCCGTTATAGGAGTAATACAGGTCGGCGGTGCAGTCCATTCCATACACCCACGGGATCGGATCCTCCTGTGTGCCTGTATGGGCTTTGTCAATGGGTCGGTACACCGCCAGCATACCCTCACCGTGTGGCGGCTGGTGTTCCATGGGCAGAACGCCCTCCGATGGCACGACACGGTAAAGGGTTCCGCCGTCGTTTATAATCGTATCTTTCGGGACAGTCTTTCCTGCTTCTAAAATCTCCGCCCAGGTCTTGAACAGATCCGGCATTTCCAGCGCCGTTTCGTCCGGCACGTCCGTGGCCGCCTGCACATACATTCTGGCCGCCGCTGACAGTTGCCCGGATAGTTTGGCGTTTTCTGTCGCGCTGACGCTGGCCGCCTGGATCTCCGCTCCCGCGTCCGTTTCTTCCAGCATGACCGTGATTTCTGCCCCTGCCATGTCAGGGCGTCCCAGGAGGTGGTAAAC